TCATATCTTACACATCTGCTACACCTAAATTCGTAGGTGGCACAGTTACTACTTCAGGTGGTAATCAAATACACACATTCACATCTTCAGGCACATTAAGCCCTCTTACACCTGTAACAGCTAGTTATTTAGTAGTAGCTGGTGGTGGTGGTAGTGCTAGACAATTAGGTGGATACGCAGGTAATGGTGGTGGTGGTGCTGGTGGTTTACTATCAGGCTCTACAACTTTATACTCAGGTGCAACTTATGTAGTTACTGTAGGTGCTGGTGGAGCAGGAGGCACATCTTCAGGTGTAGCACCAAGTGGTAGTAATTCTGTATTATCAGGCACAGGATTAACAACACAAACAGCAACAGGTGGTGGTGGAGGCGGTGGTTCTACAGGATCAGGAGCTAATGGAGGATCAGGCGGTGGTGGCTCAGGTGAAGGGACAAAAGCTGGAGGCACAGGAACTAGCGGACAAGGAAACAATGGTGGAAATGGTGTAAATGCTGGTGGTGGTGGAGGTGGCTCAGGAGCTGCTGGAGCTAACGCAGTTACAACTACAGGCGGTGCTGGTGGTATAGGAACTCAATCATCTATATCAGGCACAGCTACATATTACGCTGGTGGTGGTGGCGGTGGAGCTTACTCTTCAGGAAGTGCTGGCACAGGGGGTCAAGGTGGCGGTGGTAACGGAGGAGCTGGAGCAAGTAATACAGGCAATACTTCTGGAACTCAAAACACAGGTGGTGGTGCAGGTGGAACAGCAGGTGACCCATTAGGAGCAACTAATGGTCAGTCAGGCGGTTCAGGAACAGTTATCATCTCATACGCTGGATCACAAGTATTTAACGGTGGTCTAGTCACATCATCAGGTGGTAATACTATCCACACATTTAACGCTACAGGTGCTTTAACACCACTTACTAATAACCTAAACAATTCATTAAGGTTTAGAAGAAGCAATAATGCTTACTTATCTAGAACACCTACAGTTGTTGGTAACCAAAAAACATGGACATATAGTGCATGGGTTAAACGAGGTTTATTAGGTAGTATTCAAGATATTTGGCACGCAAATGGTTCTGGAACATCTGAAAATGACTACTTTGCTTTTGATAGCGATACCTTACAATTTAGAATTAAAAACAGTAATAGTGTAGTTTGTGAATTAATTACAACACAAGTATTTAGAGATCCTTCAGCTTGGTATCACATTGTAGCTGTATGGGACTCTACTCAAGCAACTGCTGCTAATAGAGTTAAATTGTATGTAAATGGAAACCAAATAACAGCGTTTTCTACTGCTACATATCCATCACAAAATACTAATACAAACTCTTACAATAGTACCGTTTTACATACTATTGGCACTCAATGGTATAACTCAACATTAAGTAATTATCTTGATGGTTACATGACTGACATTAACTTCATTGACGGTCAAGCACTAGAACCATATTACTTTGGTAACAATGACGCTAATGGTGTATGGAAACCTATCCTATATAAAGGCACATACGGAACTAATGGTTTCTACTTAACATTTGCTGACGCATCTGCTGCAACTGCTGCCGCTATAGGTAAAGATAGTTCTGGTAACGGTAATAATTGGACAACTAATAATATATCTGTAACTGCTGGCTCAACGTATGATGCTATGTTAGACGTGCCTACTAATACAAGTGCAACTGTGGCTAATTATTGTGTAATGAACCCATTACAAAACCCATATAGTTCTACATTTTCTAATGCTAATTTAACTGTAGTGACTGCAACTGCTAATGGTGGTATAGTTATGGGAACTATTGGCATGACTAGCGGCAAATGGTATTGGGAAGTAACATTATCAGTTGGAACTTCTTCTGAAATTGGAATTAATAATACAAATGATAGTTTATCAACATCATATTTAGAAGAAAGACCTTTTGGTTATTCTTACTTAAATGGTGGTTTAAAATATAATAATTCAACTGGCTCTTCTTATGGTGCTACATATACCACAGGCGATATTATTGGTGTAGCATTTGATGCAGACGCAGGTTCATTGACATTCTATAAAAATGGAACAAGTCAAGGTGTTGCTTATACAAGTTTAACTAATACACCTTATTCACCAGCTATTTCTGACTCGTCTGGTGGAGCTGGCTCTACATTTAATGTAAACTTTGGTCAAAGACCATTCTCTTACACACCACCATCAGGCTTTGTAGCACTAAACACATATAACCTACCTACCCCTACTATATTACAGGGTAATAAGTATATGGATGCAACGCTATATACACAAAATGGTGCAGCATCTAATGTAGTAGTTAATAATGGTCAATTTAAACCTGACTTGGTATGGATAAAGAATAGAACAACTGCTGGAACATGGAACGCTTTAGTTGATAGTGTTCGTGGTGGGTCTAAAACATTATATTCTAATGCTACAGACTCAGAAAGCACTGATAACTTTATCAATACCTTTAACTCTAATGGTTTTACTTTAAACATTGGAGATAGTGGAACTAATAATACTGCTGGCAGAACACAAGTTGCGTGGAATTGGCAAGCTGGTCAAGGCTCAACATCATCTAACACACAAGGTTCTATTACATCTACTGTATCTGTAAACACAACTGCTGGGTTTAGTGTGGTGACTTACACAGGAACAGGTGCTAATGCTACAGTAGGGCATGGTTTAGGTGTAGCACCAAAAATGTATATTGTAAAAAATAGGTCTGCTGGTTCAACAAATTGGGTTGTATATCATTCAATTCTTGGTGCTACTCAATGGATTGAATTAAGTCAATCAACTGGCGCTCAAACATCATCATCTCTTTGGAATAACACAGCACCTACATCAACAGTATTTAGTGTTGGCAATGCTCCTGCTGCAAATGGCTCAACAAATAATATGGTAGCTTATTGCTGGGCAGAAATAGCAGGGTTTAGTAAGTTTGGTTCTTACACAGGTAATGGTAGTGCTGATGGTGTATTTGTATATACAGGTTTTAGACCTAAATTTATTATTACAAAAGTTTCTAGCACATCAGGTTATAATTGGAATATGTATGATAGTTCTCGTGGAACATACAATGCTGCTGACCAAGTTCTTGTTGCAAACGGAAGTGGTGCAGAAGAAACAGGCTTTGACCCAATAGACTTTTTATCTAATGGGTTTAAATTAAGAATGGGTAATCGTGGTAGCAATGTAAGTGGTGCAACATACATATATATGGCATTTGCAGAACATCCATTTAAAAACAGTAACGCAAGATAAAGGAAAAACATGGCACATTTCGCACAATTAAACGAAGAAAACATAGTAACACAAGTCATTGTAGTTGCTAATCAAGATACAACTGATAGTGATGGTATGGAAAACGAGGCAGTAGGTGCATCTTTCTGTGCTAACCTTCTAGGTGGCACTTGGAAACAAACATCATACAATGCTCGCATTCGTAAAAACTATGCAGGTATTGGCTACAAGTATGACGCTACACTAGATGCTTTTATTGCACCACAACCTTATGCTTCATGGACACTAGATGAAAATGCACAATGGAAAGCACCTGTAGATATGCCTACAGATGATAAAAGATATACTTGGAATGAAGCAACAACATCTTGGGACGAAGTAACTGTTTAAGGAAAATGAATGGCAACTCAAAGAGTAGCATTTACAGAATGGTTACCAGATCAGCCTACAACAACTGGTGCTTTATTAGAGGCTAATAACGTCTATCCACTCACAGTTGGGTATGCACCATTTCCATTATCTGCAGACTATTCTGCTGCCGCTAGTGAAGATCTAAATAACGTAACTGCAGCTAAATTTAATTTAACTACAGTATTATTTGCAGGTGGAAACACTAAGTTATTTAAGTTTAATGCAGGCACATTAGCTTTAGATAACGTAAGTAAAGCTGGTAACTATAGTAGTTCTAGTCGCTGGAGTTTTGTACAATTTGGTAATTCTGTATTAGCTGCAAACAATGTAAACAAGATTCAATACTGGGCTATTGATTCATCATCCTTATTTGCAGACGTATCTGCTAACGCACCTATAGCTAAATTTATTACAGTTATTCGTGATTTTGTAGTGGCTGCTAATATTAGTGGTACACCTAACAAAGTACAATGGTCAGACATCAATGATGAAACTGATTGGGTGTCAGGTGGTGCTTCACAATCTGATTATCAAGTTATTGCTGAAGGTGGAAACATCACAGGCATTACAGGTGGTGAGTTTGGTATTGTATTATTAGAACGTGCTATTGTAAGAATGTCTTACATTGGTTCACCACTATTCTTTCAGTTTGACACAATCTCTCGTAATCTTGGTTGTTCTACTGGTGGATCAGTTACACAATATGGTGCAATGACATACTTCCTAGCAGACGATGGATTTTATGCTTGCGATGGTACTAATTTATACAATATTGGTAACGATAAGGTAGACGAATATTTTTATACTAATATGAACGTTGCACAACAAGAAACAATTAGTGCTGCAGTAGACCCAGTAAGAAATATTGTGGTATGGAATTATCCTAATACATCTGGTGGTCGTTCACTTCTTATATATAATTGGTTAGTTAAGAAATGGTCATCTGCTGAAACATCATTAGAATACGTTGTATCTTTAGCTACATCTAACGTTACACTAGAAGGTCTAGATGTATATGGTACTTTAGAAGCTGTTCCTGCATCTCTAGATGATAGAGCATGGGCAGGTGGTAAGTTCTTATTTGGTGGTGCAGACGGTGGAAAGATTGCAACATTTACTGGTTTAAGTTCTACAGCCACATTAACTGTGGGCGAATTAGAATTTGGTTATAACTCTATTGTTACTTTAGGTAGACCACAGGTAGATAATGGCTCTGCAAGTCTTTCTGTAGCATCTAGACGTGAATTAGATGACGCAATCACATATTCTACAGCATTAGCATCATCATCTGAAGGTAGAGTGCCACTAAGGTCTTATGGTCGTTATCATAGAGTTAAGGTTACACCTACAGGTACATGGACACACGCAATTGGGGTAGATGTAGAATATACGCAAAATGGTGGTAGATAATGTCTAGGGATATGTATCGTAAAC